GTGAAATTCCTCAAGAACACAAGTCATTTAACCTGTTAGAACTTGAAAATGGTCAGTATGCACTCTATCCAAACAATAGATGTCGCATATATGACGTGTCTTTGACTCCATCAGAACCAAAAATACCTGATTTTAAGGTTTCAACGCAGTGGTTTGAAGTTGAAAATGAACTTGAATGGGGTCGTTTAGGTGATTGTGATGAATATTTTTATACAACACCCGAAGAACGGGAAAATAAATAGATTTTTTACAAAAATTGAGTTGAAACAGTATTCAATGGGCAAACACCTGCTCTTAGAGGTGTATAATGTTGAGTTTGAAACGATTAATAACATACAATCGCTTCAGAATGCCATGATTACGGGCATTCAACGTGCAAAAATGGAGATTTTAAACACATTTTCTCATCATTTTGTGCCACAGGGGTGTACAATTGTGATTGCACTTGCAGAAAGTCATGTTTCTTGCCATACTTGGCCTGAAAATGGGTGCTTAGCGGTGGATGTGTATACCTGTGGCAATGGAGATCCACGTTTGATTGCCTTAGAAATCTTAAAATATCTCAATTCGGACTCATATTCGATACGTGAAGTAAATCGTTAAATAGAAACAAGGAGATAGCAACCTCCTTTATAAAAGTTCTGTTTTATTTACTAAAACAGGAGCTAAAATGTCTAATTCACCAGTCGATAGAAATTCAGACTATATGAAATCAATGTGGGGTACTACAAAACTCGTTACAGATTATGATGAAGTGTCTGAAAAAAAAGTTATTCAAGAAATTATGCATGATGATTTACATTCAAAAAAACATAATTTGATTGAACAAACAAATTTACATAAAAAAATTAGAAATGATGATGATTATGATGATTGGGAATATGGAACAGAACCAACTTATGAATCAATGTGATATTGGGCATAAATAAATCAGAAATTTCCATGCTCAAATGGCAATAACAAGGATATCCAGATCCTTCAAAGATATTAGTTTATCCTTTGAACCACATCCCGTGACGAAGGATTTACCTGTTATTAGGAATCAAAATGCCATTATAAGATCGATTAGAAATTTAGTTCAAACTATTCCTAGTGAAAAATTTTTTGACCCCGACTTAGGATCGGATGTTAGATCTTCTCTATTTGAATTTGTTGATTATGGTACTGCATCTATTATTGAAGATCAGATTCTTGAGACAATTAGGAACTATGAACCAAGAGTCGATAGAGTAGAAGTGAATGTTATCCCAGAACCAGACTCAAATAATTTTGAAATCTATGTGACATTTGATATTATTGGGCAAGAGTTTCCAACACAACAGTTTTCCTTCATCTTAGAGACAGCAGGATAAAATGCCTTTTACAAAATTTACTAATTTAGATTTTGATCAAATAAAAACTTCTATCAAAGATTATCTTCGTGCAAATTCTGACTTTACAGATTTTGACTTTGAGGGATCCAATTTTTCTGTCTTGATCGATACTTTAGCGTATAATACTTATATTACGGCGTTTAATTCAAATATGGTTGTTAATGAGTCTTTCTTAGACTCAGCAACAGTCAGAGAGAACGTTGTTTCACTCGCTAGAACAATTGGATACGTGCCAAGATCTAGAAAGTGTGCCGAGGCAGTTGTTTCATTTACAGTTCAAACAACTGCGAATACAGATGTAATAACATTAGATCCTGGACCAATTTGTGTTGGCACTAACGATGGCACATCTTATGTTTTTTCCGTACCACAAAGTATATCTGCATCGGCAATTTTAGGGAATAATAATATTCGAACTGCATCATTTAGTGACTTAACAGTATATGAAGGGACGTATCTAACTAAGCAATTTGTTGTAGATGGTTCTCTAGATCAAAGATTTGTTCTAGATAATCCAAATATAGATACATCAACAATTAAAGTCTTTGTCAAGGGAATAAGCGATAGTGGTGTTGGTAATGAATATTTTCTTGTAGATAATATTATTGATGTAAAATCAACTTCTGAAATTTACTTAATTCAAGAAATTAATGATGAAAGATATGAATTACTATTTGGTGATGGTATTTTTGGTAAAAAATTACAAAATAACTCAGTTATTACCATTAGTTACTTGATTACCAGTGGTAAAGATGGAAATGGTCCAACTAACTTTAGTTTTTCGGGTACGATAAAAGATGCTGGAACTTCCTCTACACCACCGAATACTATCATTCCATTATCAGTATCTACAATTACAACTAAACAATCAGCAAGAAACGGTGCAGAAATTGAATCTGTAGATTCGATTAGATATTATGCACCGAGGGCGTATGAATCACAGTCAAGAGCGGTTACGTCAAGAGACTATGAATCTATCATTAAGAATAAAATATACTTAAATACTCAATCTGTTTCAGTGATTGGTGGAGAGGAATTACAACCTCCCCAGTTCGGTAGTGTTTTGATTAGTATTAAACCAAAAAATGGTACATTTGTATCTGATTTTGACAAGACACAGATATTATCAAAATTAAGACAATATACTGTTTCGGGAATCAGTCCAAAAATTATTGATTTGAAAGTTTTATATGTGGAAATTGACTCAGCAGTTTATTATAATAACGCTCAAATTTCCAGTGTTGGAACTCTAAAAACTAGAGTTATAAATTCACTAACAAAATATTCTGAATCGATCGATTTGAATACATTTGGTGGTAGATTTAAGTATAGTAAAGTTTTACAAGTTATTGATAATACCGACAATGCAATTACTTCTAATATTACAAAAGTTATAATGAGAAGGGACTTACGAGCCCTTGTAAATAAATTTAGTCAATATGAACTATGTTTTGGAAATCAGTTCCATGTAAATCCAAATGGATTTAATATAAAATCAACTGGATTTAAAATAAAGGATGAAGAAGATATTGTATATTTTACGGATAAACCAAATGATGACGGAAAAACTGGAACTTTATTATTGGCTAAGTTTTCAGATTCTATTAACAATAGTACTTCAACAGTAAATATAGTTGCGCCTGCTGGAACTATAAATTATGAAAAGGGTGATATACTTATTAATACGATTTATTTTACTTCCACAGAAGTTGCAAATGACATTATTGAAATACAGGCATTTCCAGAGTCAAATGATATTATTGGATTGAAAGATATCTACTTATCATTTGATATTTCAAAAAGTAAAATAAATATGATAAGAGATGTAATATCTTCTGGAGATGATATCTCTGGTGTAACATTTTCTAAGGAATCATACAGGTCAAGTTATTCTAATGGGCAATTAAAGAGGCAGTAATATGATATCTACTAGTTTTGAAACTAGAATTAAGATTCAACAAATTATTCAAAATCAACTTCCAGAGTTTATTTTGGATGAGAGTCCAAAAACATCTGATTTCTTAAAACAATATTACATATCACAAGAACATACTGGTGGACCAGTTGATATTACAGATAATTTAGATCAGTATCTAAAGTTAGATAACCTAACTCCAGAGGTGGTTATTGGATTTACAACGACTACCAATTCTACCACTATCTCTGCTGCAACAATTAACGTTGCAAGTACAAAAGGATTTCCAGAAAAATACGGATTAATTAAGATAGACGATGAAATTATTACATATACTGGTATAACTACAAACTCTTTCACTGGTTGTATTAGAGGATTTAGTGGAGTTACTAACTTATATCAAGATGTAAACAAAGAAGAACTTATATTCGAATCAACTGAAAAATCAACACATAATACTAATTCTAAAGTAACGAACCTTAGTATTCTTTTCTTACAGGAATTTTATAAAAAAATTAAGTATTCTCTAACTCCTGGACTAGAAGATACTAATTTTGTTTCTAATTTGAATGTAGGTAACTTTATAAAAGAGGCAAAATCTTTTTATAGATCTAAGGGGACAATAGAATCTTTTAAAATACTTTTTAATGTATTATTTGGAGTTACACCTAAAGTAATAAATTTAGAACAGTATTTAATTAAATCATCTTCTGCATCCTATGTTAGAAGACAAATTGCTTTATCAGAAAGATTGTCTGGAGAACCAACTAATCTTATAGGACAAACAATTAAGAAACAAGGTGATGAAAAAACCACAGCTACAATTTCTGAAGTTGAAATTATAACAAGACGTAATAAAACATATTATAAATTGCTTATTTTTGTGGGGTATGATGATGCCACATCTTATATAACTGGGAATTTTACAATTACACCCAGCACTAAAGTTTTAGAATTAATTCAACCAGGATCAACAATTATATCAGTAGATTCAACGATTGGTTTTTCAAATAGTGGAAGTATATTTTATAAAAATCAAAGCACTGGCCAAGAACATGAAATTTTTTATACCAGTAAAAGTGTAAATCAGTTTTTTGGATGTTCCACCTCAGGAAACTCTTCTATAGGTATATCTATTCCAACCCAATCCATCGTTAGAACTAGTGAAATATATTTTGGTTATGAGAATGGAGATACTTCGAAAAAAGTAGAATTGAGAATAACTGGAGTTGTGAAAGATTTGACTATCTCTAACAAGTTTCAGTATGATTTTATTCCAGGTGATGAAATTTATATTAATTACTTGGGAGAGGTTATTAAGAAATCAGATGAACCAACTTATAAGGAGATATTATCCAACAGTTGGATTTACAATACAAGATCGAGTTATCAAATTGATACTTTCGACTCATCTGGTAATACCTTAGTAACAAAAAGTGATATTGAAGATGTTAGTCTGAAAAAAGGTGATACTGTCGAAATCTTAATTAGAAATAGTCAAAATATAGTGAATGGATATCAAAATGTAGGAATCGTAGACATTGTAGGCAAAGAAATTACGTTAGATACTTCATGCGTTGGATTAGGAACAACTGCATTAGAATATGATCTTAGGAGAAAACTAAAGAAATCTAGTTCAACATTTATACCTCTGGAATTTTCTCCAAATGTACTTTCAGATGTTCAAAATGTTTATTCTGATACAAGTGAAGATGATAGTTTTATAGATAATCTTTATGTTGCTGCAAATTCTCTACCATCTTACGCAATAGAAACAAAAACATTTAAGTATAATCCAGTTTCATTGTCTGGATTTGATCCAGATGAAGGAAAATCGAGCGCAATTGATTTTGCAAATGAAGTATCTTTTATATCAGGTCATAGAGTTTACTATCAATGTTCGGGGAATCCAATTATTGGATTGACCTCAGAAACATCATATTTTGTTGAGGTCTTATCGAATAAAAAATCAATAAAACTTTATTCATCACTATCATTTGTGGGAACATCCGATGTTGTTTTCCTTGGTGATGAACAAAAAATTATACCACCTGGAACACATCAATTTATACTTTACGATCAAAAAGAAGACTTAATATCTCCACAAAGTATTTTTAGAAAAATAAGAGTAAATCCAGATATTGGATCTAATGATAAAATTAGCACAATTCCTGGACCTGTAGGAATATTAAAAGATGGAGTTGAAATTTTCAATTATAAAACTAACGATAAAGTTTATTATGGTCCACTAGATAGCGTTACGGTCCTAAATGGTGGGGAAAATTTTGATGTCTTAAATCCACCAAAATTAGATCTATCTTATGGTGAAGCAAAACTACAACCAGTTCTTAGTGGTTCTATTGAAAAAGTTTATGTGGATAGACAAGATTTTGATATTGATGTTTCAATATCTATTGGATATAGTGGTGGAAACGGAAGCGGGGCAGTGTTTAAACCTGTTATAAAAACTTTTACAAGGGAGGTTTTATTTGATGGAAGAAATTTTACTGATGGTGGTGGTTTAAATACAGATTCTGAGACAATAACATTTGAATCTGATCATGGTTTTGTAGATGGGCAACCGATAATTTATGATAATAACCTGAATCTTTCTATAGGAATAGGAAGTTTTGATGGTTCTAATTTTATACAATATAAAACATTACTCAATAATGAAATTTATTATCCAAAAGTACTGAATATTAGAACTATTAAATTACATAATAGTTCTATTGATGTTTTTACTGGTATCAATACTATTGGGTTTACCACAGAAAATGCTACTGGAATTCATAAATTTAAGACACTACCTAAAAAAACCTTATCAGAAATAAAAGTAATAGAACCAGGAAGTGGATTTCAAAATAGAAAATTAATTGTAAAACCTAATCAAATCCTTCCAACAGATTTTTCAATTAATTTTAAGAATCATGGATTTTTAGATGGTGACTTAATTAATTATAATTATGAACCAAATCTAACAACTGGAATATCAACTCTCGTAACTGGTTTATCTACATCTAAGCAATATTATGTATTAAAAACGAATAATGATTCTTTTAGAATTTGTGATGCTGGAATAGGAGGCACAGATAAAACAAATTACAATAAAAGAAAATATGTGCAATTTACAGGAGTTTCAACTGCAGCAGGATATCAAATATTTTCATATCCAGAACTTTCATTATCAGTTAATTTTTCATCAATTGGTATAGGAACAACTCTACCAGTAAAGGGTAGTATCACAGCAACACCTGTTGTTCGAGGTAAAATAACGGATGTTTATCTATACGAAAATGGATCTAATTATGGTTCTAGTATTATAAATGTAAATAATAATCCAAAAATAATAGTCAGAAATGGAAAATTTGCACAATTGAGCCCAATTATTGTAAATAGTCAAATTATCGATGTACAAGTTCAATATGGAGGACAAGAATATTTTTCTGTTCCTGATATAATAGTTAATGGATCGGGGAGTGGATGTACACTAAGAGCTATTGTTCAAAATGAAAAAATTAGTAGTGTAATAGTGGTAAATCCAGGTTTTGGATACTCTACAACTGATACATCAATCTTGGTGAAATCTGCGGGTCAAAATGCAAAATTTGATTCTAGAATTAGGGAACTTACTGTTAATAGTTCATACGAATATGGTATTCAAGACACATTATATAGATCTCCCGCTAGTGATATTGTTTTATCAAGTAAAAGTAATCTACAATACTATGTTGTTGGATATAATCAGTATTTAATTAATTATTTCAATGATAATGGAGTGAATCATTCTCCTATTATTGGATGGTCCTATGACGGAAATCCAATATATGGCCCATATGGACATGATGATCCAAGTAATCTTAATTCAAGTGTAAGATTGATGATACCTGGATATTCTTATAGTGCAACTAATGTAGAAAATAGACCTGTTGGATTTAGCTCTGGATTTTTTATTGAAGATTATAGATATACTGAAAATGGTGATTTAGATGAATATAATGGAAGATATTGTAAAACTCCTGAATTTCCAAAGGGGGTTTATGCATATTTTGCTACTGTAGAACAGAATCCATCTGGACAGTATGTGGGTAGATTTCCATACTTCATTGGTAATCATTATAGATCATATTATAATCCAGAAGAGACTTTATTAGATCAATCTTTTGATTTTAATGCTAGCAATCTAATAAGAAATACGCATCCATATAAAATTGGTGATAATTATGCTGGTAATGATTTTATTATTGAGTCTAATGAGATTGTAAATCAAAAAACCATTATTGAGTCAGTATTTTCTGGAAATGTAGATGGTTTTGATATTGTTAGTTCGGGAAATAACTATAAAGTTGGGGATCAACTTTTATTTTCCACAAGTAAGTCAGAAGATCTTGTTGTAGAGATTACTGAGGTTGAGGGTGAGACCATCACAAGTATAGCCACTACTTCAGTTACATATGAAAATGCAAAACTAACTTGGGAAAATGGTAATAGTGTAAAAGTAACAATTACACCAAATCACAATTTTATAAATGAAGATAAAATTACTATTTCAGGAGTCAGTACATCCCTGTCAAAAATCAGTGGAACTTATAGGATTGGACTAACAACTTATACTTCAATATTATCTGAAGATATAGGCACTTATGCTTCTACAGGAATACACACAGATATTTCGGTTTCTAATATTCCGTCCAATATCTCTATTGGGAGTAGTATAAAAATAGAATCTGAAATACTAACCGTATTAAATATTTTTAGTAGTTTTATTAGGGTAAAACGGTATTCTGGAATAGCGACTTCACATACATCTCCAACTCCGATATATTTTATTCCAGATTCTTTTACTATTCCGAAAAAAGTACAACGTTTTTCATCAACCTTAAATGATGTAGTTTATTTCAATCCAATTTTATCGGTTGGTGTTGGAACCACACCTGGGACAACGATAAGTAAATCTTACAATATAGGGGATACGCAATATACTGTTTCTATACCTACTCAAAGTATATACCTTCCAGATCATCCATTTAAGACTGGAGATAGAGTAACTTTTAGTAGACCTGCAAGCACTAGTGATATAACTTATTCACCCAGTATAACTGGAACACCATCTTTTCAATTCTTTTCAGTTTCTAATACTCCTTCAGTTTATATAATCAATAAATCAAAAGATTTAATTGGTATTTCTACTGACATTGCTGGAATATCAAGTGGTGGAGGAGTATATTTCCTATCAAATGGAAGTGCTAATTATGAATATTCATTTACCTCTCAATACTCTCAAGAAACAGCATTAATTAACCAATTCAAAACTACAGTATCAACAGCAAATTCCAGTAAGTTGAAAGATGGTGATATTGTAACTCTTAATGTAAAACCGAATATCAAAACAAGTTCTTTACCAGTTGGATTTGGAACAACTAGTGTCACTACATCTACAATAATAAGATATAATTCTACAAAAGGATTATTATTAGTAAATCCTCTTGGATTTAGCACATTAGGAATTAGCACAGAAAATGATACTATTACACTCCCTAATCACAATCTTAAGTCAGGGGATAAAGTTCATTATACTGGTAATGGAAATGCACCTGTTGGTTTACTTGATGATAATGTTTATTTTATTAAAAAAATTAACAATAATGTAGTAAGTCTTTGTGAATCATATAACGATTCTGTCTCTACTAATGGTGAAGTCATAAACACTCAGTCTCTTGGTGGTAATACTCAAGAGATTAGTCTTATAAATCCAGAAATAAAAGTAACAAAAAATACTGATTTAGTTTTTGATTTGTCTCACGTTTCATTAGTGGGATTTGACTTCAATATTTTTCATAATGAAAACTTTAGTAAAAAATTTGTATCAGTTGCAAAAACAGATAATTTTATTGTTTCTGGAGTTGGAACCATTGGTGTATCAACTTTTGCCTCCTTAACTGTAAGATATTCTGATGATCTACCAGAAAGATTGTATTACAATTTAGAAAAAAGTGGATATATTAGCACGTCAGATAAAGATGTTATTGATGCTAATCAAATAAAATTTGTTGATAGTGAGTATTCTGGTTCTTATGCTGTTTATGGAGTTGGCACTACTACTTTTGCAATAACAATAAAAAATTATCCAGAGAGTCTTACTTATAATCAAAGTCAATGTGATACATTAGTATACTCTACTAAGTCTGTATCTGCTATTGGTGGAATTTCTAAAATAAAAATTTCTTCTACAGCAACTTATAAAGAATTGCCTAGATTTGTGGGGAATAAAAAAACAGATGGTGGTGTAGGTGCTTATATAGTTGCAAAATCAAATTCAATAGGAAAAGTAAATGAATTAAGAATTATAAACTCTGGATTTGATTATGCCTCAGATGTCACTCTTAGACCAACAGCATTATTTCCACAAGTTGTCTCAATTGAGTCTTCTAATACTATTACAAATATAGATGTAGAATTTGGTGGAACAAATTATATTACACCTCCAGAAGTAGTAATTATTGATACAGATTCAAGAGATGTAATTAATAGTGGAGATTTAAGATCCAAACTAAGAGGTTCAACAGTTGAATCAGTACAAATACTAAGCAAACCCACTGGTTTACCAGCAATTCCAGTTACACTAAGAACAGTAAATAATTCTAATGGAGTTTCTATAAGTTTAGTAGAGAGTTCATCATCTGGAATTGTTACATGTATACTGAGCACTCCTTTAGCTGGATTTGGAACAGATCCATTTGCATCTGGAGATCTTATTTGGGTTGAAGGTATACAAAAATCTGGAGTCGATGGAACAGGATTTAATTCATCTGATTATGGATATAACTTCTTCACTGTTGCTAATTATTATCCTACTAATCCTGGAAAACTTGAATTTAATGTTTCTGGAGTTACCACAAATCCAGGAATTGCAAAAACTGTGCAAGATGCGTATGCGTCAATTATTAAGTACGATAATTATCCCAGATTTTCTGTTTTGCAAAAACATTTAGATTTCTTTGTTGGTGAAAAGATTTATGTTAATAGTGGGTTTGGATTTGAGAGTACAGACCTAGTTGTATCTGCTTCTAGCACTAACTTTATTAGATTAATAGGTAGAACAATAGTAAAAGTTGGTGATATCATCAAAGGATTTGAGTCTAATAGTATTGCAAGCATAAACACAGTCAAAAAAACAACTGGAACATTTAGTGTCGGGGCATCTAAAGAAGAAAGAATTGGTTGGAGCGATGAAACGGGCAAATTGAGTGAAGATTCTCAAGTATTGTCTGATAATGATTATTATCAAAATCTTTCATATTCAGTAAAAAGTCCAAAAGAATGGAATCAAATAGTAACACCAGTGAATAGATTAGTTCATTCAGTTGGACTCAAAAATTTTGCAGATACTGAATTACTTAAGTCTGTTCAATTTAATGGAATAGGATATACGGGTGCCGCTCCAGAATCTGAAACTCTAATTATTAACGATTTTATTGATGAAAGACGAGTTGATACTATCAATAATTTTGAATTAGTTTCAGACACTGATGTAGACGTACAGTCAACTCCATTAAGATCTAAATTTATTAAGTTTGATAATCTAAATCTTTCTGATTACGTTGAAGTAAGAAGCAATAGGGTTCTAACAGTCGATGATATTAGTGACGAATTTTCTAGTCTTGAAGATCTTAAACCAAATTATTCAGTTGTTGCAGAGTTAGACAACACTCGGAGACTTAATAGATTCTTAATTCAAACAATCGTAGATAGCACCGATGTCTATGGAAAAACTGTTGAACTTAATGAATTAGTTGTTCTCAATGATTCTAATTCAGTCTTTAATTTGAAAAAAGGTAATATATCAAATAATGATGTATTAGTGGGAGATTTTTATGGAGATATTGATGAAATAAGTAAAGAAATATACGTAAGATTTGATGCACAAGATTTACTCAATACAAATTACAACATAAAGTATCTCCAAAGCGAATACACAGGACTTTCTGTGGGAGTAGGATCTACTGATATTGCATTCGTTAAGTTACTTTCATCAAATACTAATATAGGTATTGGAACTACAACAAATATTTTATCTTTGAATAAAGATACTCTTACATCATTTTATGGTAATTTTGCAGTTGTATGTGATACAAATAATACTATGAACTATGTGGAGGTATATGTAACACATGATGGAAATAATTCATTCCTTTCAGAACTTTATTTTGATTCTACAAATAATGAATCTAGTACTACGCCGATTGGAATATTTACATCATACGTTTCGGGTAATCTTCTAAAATTTGATTTTTACAATACATTTACAGATGGAGTAAAAATTATTGGAAGATCTGTTGGATTTGGAAGCACTTCTGTTGGAATAGATGGAGTGCATAGATTTAAGTTATCTGGACAACCATCTGGAGCAGAAAGAACAGCGATTTACAAAACAAATTGCACTATTAGTACAGCAGGAGTTACTACTGCGACAGTTCTTTCTTTTGATAAAAATCTATTCAGTTCCATAAAAGCAACAGTGCAAGTTGGATTAGGAAATACTAATACTTTGCATCAAGTTCTTTTAGTTCATGATAAAAATAATATTTTTACAACACAATATCCATTTTTATCACCAAATCAACCTCTAGGAATTGGATCTTTTGGAGGAATTTTCAATGGTAATGATGTAATACTAGAATTTTATCCTGATTCTGGAATAACAACAAGTATTAAGATACTATCATTTAGCGAACAAATATATGAAACCACCGATGAAGTTAATACACCACCAAAATTAGATTATGGATCTGTCAGAGATTCTGTTGGGATTAAGAGGGCATTTGGATTGAATTCAGATGAACTAAATGTAACACAATTTGAAACAAATTACAATGGTGTTCCCATTTTTATGAAAACAATTGATCCTTCAGATACAACTGTTTTCAATTTACAAACTGGTGTATTTAAGGTCACAAATCATTTCTTCAGCACGGGAGAGGAATTAATTTACCAACCAACCTCAACATTTTTAGGTGTAGCAGCAACTGCATTTGATATTGTCTCTACACTTGACTGGACTGGAGTATCAACAACTGTGTTACCGTCTAAAGTATATGCAATTAAGGACAATAATGATGAATTTAGAATAGCAAGTAGAAAACAATATGCTGATTCTGGTATCGCAGTAACATTTACATCTATAGGTGGTGGTAATGCTCATTTATTTGAAATGTTCAAAAAAAATGAAAAAACCATCATTACTTTGAATAATTTAGTACAGTATCCACTGGCATATTCTGACTTAGCTTTCACTTTAACACAAAATGTTGGTGCTGGCGATACAGTATTTCCACTAAGTGGAATCTCTAGTGTTAATCCAAAAGATCTTGTAAGAATAGATGATGAATATTTATTCGTTACTAATGTTGGATTAGGAACTTCTAGTATTGGCCCAATTACATTTACAGGCAGTTTTCCACTAATAGAAGTTAAGAGAGGATCTGTTGGGACTGCGGCTACAAGTCATACATCAGCGACTACTTCAAGAATTTACAGAGGATCGTATAATATTGTAAAAAATAAAATTCACTTTACAGATCCTCCAAGAGGTGCTGGATTCTTTGTATCTGATAAAGATGAAAGAAATCTTACTAGGGATAAGGCATCGTTCTCTGGTAGAGTTTTCTTGAGAAAAAATTATGCTACAAATCAGGTATATGACAGTATCACTGAAAAATTCACTGGTATTGGTGCAACATTTACCTTAACGGCACAAGGAATCAATACTGTTGGATTGGGAACAACTGGTGGAAATGGAATCGTATTCATTAACAGTATATTCCAAGCACCAACGACAGAAAATAACTTAAATAATAATTTTGCAATTATTGAAGTTGTTGCTGTAGCTGGATTTACAAGTGTAATATTCAGTGGAATAACAGATACAAATGGTAACCTGATTATTTCAGATTTTGATATCAATAAAAATCAACTTCCTAGAGGTGGAGTTATCGTTTCTATAGGATCTACAGTTGGGGTTGGATATGCCCCTCTAGTCGGCGCTAATGTCGTTGCACGACTAAGTGGACTAGGTACTATCACAAGTATTGAAACCCCCCCTCTAGTCGTTTCTAACAAGGCTGCAGATGCATCTAGAGTAATACTTCAGAATAAGAGATTAATCGCTGAAGAATCTGTTGGAATAATGCTGAGCGCATATCCTGGATTTGCTGTTCCTGGTGGTAACATATCTTGTGAGGATGATATTGTAAACGTTTTAGAATCCGTATCACATAATTTACAATACGGAGCAAATGATCTAACTTATGATGCTGGTCTACTTTATATTACTAATACTTATTTGTCTGGCGAAGAAGATGAAAGCATATATGCATTCCAACAAGCTAGAGATTTGGCAATTTTGTCAATGAAAAATATTGGTATTGGAACATCAACATCAGCGACCATTGGTATTACAACAACAATGATAACTGGTATCAATACATCAGGATTATCCATTGGAAAACAAGTAAGATCTTTACCAAATCTAATTCAATACGATACCAAAATTTCTTCTATTGGAATTGGAAGTATTTTTATCAATAAAGTATCTTTAAATTCAGTCGCTATCACAACTTCAATTATCATTTCACAATATTCAACTTTACCACAATATTTTGACCTGACAATTACAGGAGATGTTTCTGGAGTTGCTGGAGTTTATAATTCTAATGATTGTGCTGATATTTCTTCTTCTATAGGTTCTCTAGTTGGTATTGTAACCAATGCGATTGGACTTGGAACTTTACCATCGACAAGAACACAAGTACAACAATCAGGTAGTTTTGGATCTGGTTATAATGGTCAAGTTTCGGTTGCTATTACAGATCCATCCCATACTGGAACCGCAGCATCTATTACTGCAACTGTTGGTGCTGGTGGGACATTGACATTCAACGTAGTTAGTGGTGGTAGTGGTTATGTTTCTCCAACAATATTTGTTCGACCCCCATGTTATGATAATGTAAGCGTAGAGGGCACATTTAGGGTTGGTATTGGAACCACTACAGAAACTGGAATAGGTCTTTTACTAGATCTTGAGGTTGGTGTATCTGATAGAGATCCTATCAGTGTTTCTAATAAAGCTGCCGATGCTGCTACATTGATTAAGGCAAACAAACTATTAATTGCAGAGGAAGCAGTTGGTGAAACATTACAAGCTTTCCCTGGATTCTCTATTCCAGGGGGAAATCAAAATTGCACAGACGATATTCAATTAGTTCTTGAATCTCTTGCATTCAACTTACAGTTTGGTGGAAATAACAAAGTATATGATGCTGGAAAAATCTATATTGATAACGGATATCTTGCTGGCGAAGAGGAACAATCAGTTTTTGCTTATGATAAAGCAAGAGATTTCGCAATTGATGTGATGAAAAATATTGGTGTTGGTAACTCTGTATCAGCGACCATTGGTATTACAACGACAAGTATAACTGGTATTGATACTACTGGTCTTACAATTAATAAACAAGTTAGATCATTACCAAACGTCATTCAATACGATACCAAAATTTCCTCCATTGGAATTGGAACTATTTTTATTGATAAATTATCTCTAAATTCAGTCGCTATCACAACTTCAATTATCATTTCAGAACATTCATCACTACCACAAAACTTTGATCTAACGATTACAGGAGATGTTTCTGGAGTTGCTGGAGTTTATAATTCAAATGATTGTGCAGATATCGCTTCTGCAATTGGATCTCTTGTTGGTATTGTAACTAACGCAATTGGTTTGGGAACTTTACCACAAAGTAAAGTGGGTGTTGCTGGTTCAGTATTTGAAATTAGTGGATTCAAAATTAAGAGACCTGGATATGGATTTAGAAGGGGTGATAAATTTAGACCAGTAGGACTAGTGACTGCCAAGGGACTTGCAGAACCTCTGGTTCCATTTGAACTTACTGTTGTTGATATTTACAATGATAGTTTTGCATCTTGGCAATTTGGTGAGCTCAATTACATTGATTCAATTAAGAATTATCAAGATGGTGTAAGAACAAGATTCCCATTATTTTACAAAAATCAACTTCTAAGTTTTGAAACAAATGCCAATGATTTAGATTCTCAATTAATTGATTTTGACGCGCTACTAGTAATTTTTATCAATGGTGCTATACAAGAACCCAAAAAAGCATACACATTTGATGGTGGAACATCATTCGTCTTCAATTTCCCACCAAAACCAGAAGATAATATTTCTGTATTTTTCTATCTTGGCACAGCTAATGAGGATTCAGTATCTGTTAATGTTGTCGAAACAATAAAACCAGGAGATCAAGTTCAGATTATCTCTAGTAATACAGATTTGCAAAATACAGTTTCACAAGATAAAAGAACAATTATTGATATCGTTGCTTCTGATAAGATAGAAACAAACCTTTATCTTGGAAATGGAATTGATGCTTCACGTTTACGTCCATTAGCTTGGACTAAACAAAAATCAGATTTGTTTATCAATAATACTATAATTCCAAAAACAAGAGACTCTATAGAAACTCAAATATATCCAGCGGCGAGAATAATTAAGGATCTTAGTTCCAGTTCATCTGTGTTATTTGTTGATAATGCTGATTTCTTCAATTATGAGGGAAAAAATCCAACAGAATTTGGTGCAGTGATTCTCGATCAATATAATGATCCCGTTTCTGCTGGAATAACTGCCCTTGTTTCTATAGCAGGAACAATACAATCATTAATTATCAACCAAAATGGTAGTGGATTGTCAACTTCAGCAACTATAAAAATATCTCGACCAAAGAGAATTGGTGTTGGAATCGGTACTAGTGCAACAGCATCTATTACCATTGTAAATGGTTCTGTAACAACAGCACAAATTACAAACTCAGGTTTTGGATATACTTATACAGCGCCTCCTCAAGTCATTGTTTCACTGCCCAAAGAATCTATTGATTTCATCAAAAAAGCACAACTTGTGAATGGTTACGATGGTAAAATTGTTGGCATTGCAACTACTACTGGAATTGGCGTTCCATTGGCACTCAAATTTACTTTATCTAGAGATCCTTTGACATTCCCAACACTAACAACTGGATTCCCACTTTACATTACCGATACTAGAGTTGGAAATGGAGTAACTTCTGTTGATACTCATGATGATAGTATTATTGGAATTGGCACAACTTGTCTGGATAACATTTATTACATACATGCATTTGATTCAGTAACTGGAATTGCAACATGTAACATCAAATCTAATACTAGCGTTGTTGGTATAGTGACTACTGGGACATTCAATAATCCAGCGGGAAGATTTACTTGGGGTAGAATTTCTGCCTTTACGAGATCATCAAGTCCAATTTCTATAGGGGTTACTGGAAAAACAGTTACTTCTGGATTAAGTACATATCCAATCATTCAAAGAAGAGATACTGGATTGAGAGATACTGGTGGACTTACAAAATCAATATAAATAGAAAAAAAATCTAATATATGGCTGCAATAGTAACAGATCAATTTAGAATCATTAATACATCTAATTTTGTAGATTCTATTGAGAATTCTTCTAACTCATATTATATTTTTCTTGGTCTACCAAATCCAGAAGAGCCTGGATTTGGTAGGAATTCTAATTGGGATAGAAGTGATATACCAGATCCATCACTCGCTGTTGTTCCCAATCCTGTAGATAATTTTGATTCCTTATCTCATAATGGAGACACTTCTATTTTTGGAAAAAAAATAATTAGTGCAAATGTAAGAAGAGTTATAAGAAAAGTTGAGTGGACAAGGGGTGTAAAATATGATATGTATCGACATGACTATAGTACCTCTAATTTGTCATCTATCACTAAAAGATCTAGATTATATGATTCTAACTATTATGTGATCAATTCAGATTTTAAAGTCTATATCTGTATAGATAACGGTAGTTCTGGAATCAATACAACTGGAAACTCTTCCCAAGACGAACCAAAATTTACAGATTTGGAACCATCTAAAGCTGGAGAAAGTGGTGATGGATATCTTTGGAAATATCTATTTACGGTTGCTCCTGGTGATATAATTAAATTTGATTCCACTGAATATATTGCTGTCCCTAATAATTGGTCAACAACTACAGATTCTCAGATTGTATCCGTTAGAGAAAATGGAGACTCTTCAATAAACAATAACCAGATTAAGAAAGTTTATATTGATAATAGAGGATCTAGTTATTCATCAGGAGAAGTTGATATCTTAGGGAATGGCACTGGTGGTAGAGTTTTTATTGACACAAATGCTAATGGAGAAATAGTAAATGCAATTGTAACTTCTGGAGGACAAGGATACACCTATGGTATTGTAGATCTTGGTATCTTACAACCAGCTGGAACAATCCCAAACCCAGCAAAACTTATTCCTATTATTCCACCATCTAGAGGTCATGGATTTGACATCTATAAAGAATTAGGAACCGATAAAGTATTAGTGTATGCTAGATTCGATGATTCAACAAAAGATTTTCCAGTAGATACTAAATTTTGCCAAATTGGAATATTAAAAAATCCTGCAAAATTTATTTCGACAGAAATATTTACAGAAAATGAATTCTCCAGTCTCTTTGCATTAAAAATGAATGCATCTAGCCTAAACGTGTATTCGCCACAAGTTGGTGAAATAATTGAGCAGACACTGAGTAATGGTAATAAAGCAGTAGGATACGTTGCATCTTTTGATAGTACAACTAAAGTATTAAAATATTTCCAAGATAGATCTCTTTACTACAGAAGATCCGTCCCTTATGATCAAACAGATTATACTGGAGTAACAACTTCTGCTAACGTGGTTTCTAATAAATTTAGTATAACTGGTAGCGCAATAGTCGGAAAAACAAGTGGATTTAGTGGTTCTATTGACTCTGGTTATTCTGGAATTACTACAGTGGTTGGTTCTAGTATCATAAATTTAGGAATGCAATTTACAAATGGATTATCAAATCCAGAGATAAATAAAACATCTGGAGATATTATCTACATTGATAATAGACCTTTAGTAGAAAGAAATCTTAGGCAAAAAGAAGACGTTAAAATTATCCTGGAATTCTAAAAAATGGCTCAAAAAACAAATCTAAATGTAACTCCATATTTTGATGACTTTGATCCATCTAAAAATTATTATAAGGTTCTTTTTAATCCAGGAAGACCAATACAGACTAGAGAGTTAAATACTTTACAATCTATTTTACAAAATCAGATTGAAACTTTTGGTAGTAATATATTTAAGGAAGGTTCTATTGTTATCCCAGGAAGCACGACTTATGACAATAATTTCTTCTCTGTAAAATTAAACTCTCTAAATTTTGGGATTCCAATTTCAGAATACCTTGACAAATTCATTAATAAAACAATCATAGGGCAAGCTTCAGGAATAAGTGCAGTAATTCAATCAATTGAATTACCTAACCAAATCAATATTGAGTTCCCAACTATTTTCGTTAAGTATATTAGTTCGGATAGTAATAACGAATTCAATTTATTTCTTGATGGTGAAGAATTATATTGTACTGAAGATATTACGTATGGAAATACAGTTATCAATGCAGGAACAATATTTTCCACATTAATTTCTAATGATGCTAGTTCAATTGGATCAGCAGTTTCAATCAGTGATGGGATTTATTTTATCAGAGGAACTTTTGTAAGGGTAAATAAACAAACTTTAGTTTTAGATCCATATATCAATAATTCTTCATATAGAATTGGACTAAAAGTGTCTGAGGAAATTACATCTTCTAAGGATGATTCTTCTTTATATGATAATGCAAAGGGATTTACAAACTTTGCAGCTCCTGGAGCAGATAGATTAAAAATTTCAACTACGTTAACTAAAAAATCTTTAGATGATTTAGATGATACTGATTTTATTGAAATCTTAAGGGTAAAAAAAGGAAAATTACAAAAAGTAGAGAATAAAACACAATATAATATTCTTAAGGATTATCTAGCACAGAGAACTTATGATGAGTCTGGTAATTACACTGTTGAACCATTTCAAATATCTGCTCATGAATCTCTAAATGACAGATTAGGAAATGATGGATTATTTTTCGATACCGAAAAAACAGAATCTGGAAACAAGCCATCAGATGATTTGATGTGCATAAAACTTTCTCCAGGAAAAGCTTACGTTAGAGGATACGATATTGAAAGAATAGGATCTACAATCATAGATGTTGAGAAACCTAGAGATACTGAAGTAGTTCCTTCATCCCTAGTTCCGTTTGAAATGGGAAATTTGATTAGAATAAACAATGTTTATGGAAGTCCCCTACAAAAAAATGTGATTTATTTGCAGGATGCAAGAAAAACTGGTGACAGCGTAGCCGCTGGTACTACAATAGGATATGCGAGAGTATATAATCATAATCTAACGGATGCCCCATACTTGTCTCCTAGTTCATCTTGGGATTTGTACTTATTCGATATTCAAACATATACATCAATTGAATTAAATTCATCTGTTAACGCATCCGAAGTTCCAATATCTGCTTATATTAAGGGAATGAGTAGTGGTGCAAGCGGATATTCAGTATCCGCTGGAAGTGGAGTGATTATCTACTTGTCACAAACTTCGGGAACTTTTATATCTGGAGAACAAATATTAATCAATGGAAATACTACAACCGTCCGTAGTATTAAGACAGTCAGAGCATATAACACTAAAGATATAAAATCCGTAATACAACCAACTTCTATCTCTGGATATTCAGCGCCATTTACTGCAGATACGGAATTATTCACACAACCTGTAAGGGGATTTTCTGGAAATGAATTTGTATCAATCGCAGGAACGACCATTGTTCCAGCAACTATAACTGCTAATGGTAAACTTTTTTCTGGATTAAAAGTTGGAGATATAGTTAGATATTCTAGACCAGGATTTACTCTACCTACATTCAATTCTATACTTTCAATATCTCCAGATGGAAGATCCATTGGAGTAGCAACTGTTCTTTCGGTAAGTAATGTATGTGATGGTGGAATTTCTACAACAACAATTTCAAGTCCATTTAGTATTATTTCACCTAAAATAATAAATGAAAAGAATGGATATCTTTTTTCCATATTACCTAATAATAGTATAGAAAGTATAAATCTTAATAATTCTGTGCTATCATTTACAGCCCAAGCTAATCTAAACACTACACTTAGTGTAGCCACATTATCATTGAGTGTAAATGATTTTAATCTCCCAACTAATTTAGTTGGTGCTTTATTTCAACCTTTTGATGTAGAACGATATTCTATTACTTATAGTGATGGAACTGTAGAGACACTTACTTCAGATAAATTTAATTTGAATCTTAACCAAGTATCTTTCAGCGGACTTACAGTTGGAAAAACTGTGGATGCAGTAACGGCATCTTTTATAAAACCATCGATTGTTACTAAAATAAAAAATCTTAATAGAAGTCAAGTATTAAATGTAACTAGATCAAAATATGTTGGATCTGGAACAACGGCAGGAAATAACATAAATGATGGATTGACCTATAATAAATTTTATGGACTAAGAGTTCAAGACGATGAAATCTCCTTAAATTATCCAGATGTAACAAATGTTGTTGCTATTTTAGAATCCCTAGATAATTCTTCA